TCGCCTGGTTGATCTTGGTCTTGAGCCCCCAGTCGTAGGCCACCTCATCCATGGTCGGATAGAAGATGTCCCGGATCTGCGGGTAGGTCGGTGCGAAGTAGCCAGCGTTGACGCCGGGCCACTCCATGAAATGTTTGCTCAGTGCAGAGCAGCCCACCCAGGTCTTGCCTGAGCCGAACCCAGCAACGAATGCGCGGAACTTGTGGGGCAGCGTGAGGAACTGAGCCTGCGGAACATTAAGGCTCGGCATTCGGTTTCCTCGCATCAACCACGTCGACCTGAATCCGAGTCGGAATTACCGGTTCGTCGCCCGCCTCCTCCTTCCGCGCTCGATTGACGTAGATGTCGCCGGTTTCTTTCGCGGCCTGCTCCAGGATCTGCATAGCCAGACCAATGTTCTTCATCGACTCGGCCCTCTCCACGAAGCGGTTCATGGCACGAAGGCGGAAGGCACGATTGGCGATCGGGATGTCAGCTGTCTCTTCGCGGAACCGCTTACGGGTGTCGTGAAAGAGGGTCTGCCACTTGAGCGCCAGATGGGAGCCGGCACGCTTTGTCGGGTCGTGCTGCTCAACCTGCTGGCGGGTTATATCTACATCAAATTCTTGCTTCACCGCTTGTGAGACCTGGCTTGGGGTGTCGAAGCACGCCAAAGCCTGAACGATGAAGCTCTTCACCTCATTTTTCAGGGCTGCCATAAGTTAGATTCCGTCTCACGCCTGTCTTACATCAGGCCAACTTGAGCAGACAGGTTCCGCAGGCCCTCGCAATGTTCAATTTCCCCACCTCAGCAGGACTGTTTGCAGCATCCACCAACGCTTGAACGTCAGGGCTTGCACCGTAGCGGCGGACCACACCGACGAACTCTTCGACGTCGTGGCTCTGCAGCTTGATCTTCGGTGCACCGTCTTGGGTGAATGCTGGTTGACCGTACTTGTCGGTCGCATGAGCCAGGTGATACAGCTCGTGTTCGATCAGGGCGCAGAACTCAAGGTCGCTGCACACGGCGCAGTAGTCAGCCGCCAGAGTGATGATGAAGGCCGGCACGTCGCCGAACCAATCACGCATCTGTTGCTCCATCCGGGCTTTCTGCCAGCCACCAGCGCGGAACGCTACCTGCTCGGCCTGGCCCAGGACCGTCCTACCCTGTTTCTCGAAGCTCGACGATGCCCACATGATCCGGATGTCTGCATCCAGCAGGTAAGCATGGTCTTCGTTGTGGATGGTACCGGTGTCAGCGAGGATTTCGGATTGGAGCCACTGCCACACCTCCGGTGCTGGGGTCACGTAAATACCGAAGTCGGACATGTCGAGCAATGATGAGGAAGGATATGGCCTGTCCATGATTTACCTATCACTTGCAGTAGTAGCACTTTGCCGGTATTTATGATTTTTTCTCAGGAACACACGCATGACTTTCACGATATCGTCAGTTACTAAAACAATCATCCGGCTGCTGGGAGGTGCCGGTGTCGCTGCTCTCCTCACTATCGCGTACACGATGTGGCACGACTCAGATGCGAAATCGGCCGCCTACGGAGAGAACAAAGCTCTGCTCAGCATCACGACCAAACAGCTTGAAGAAAGTAAAGATGACATCCAAAAACTAAAAAATGAGAAAGCAGATCTTCAGACGATGATCGATGGCCTACGACGAGACCTACTCTCAGAACAGGTGGACAACAGATACAACAAAAAACTTCTTAACGAATCGAACGCTAAAACCAGCCAGCTCGAAACGAATATTGCGAAGTTAGTAGCGCTTGTTAAAACCTCAGATCCATGCGCTCCTTTGCGTGAAGAAATTAGTGAGCTCGAAGAACAGTTGCAAACCCCTGACTGGGATGGACGCAAGCTCAACGCAAGACAAACAGAGCAGGCCAGATCGAGCTTGGATAAAAAGTACAGATCACTAGATACGTGTCTATCTCGTAAATAGACAACGGTTCTGGGCTTAGCTTAAGCCACCCGTGCCGCACTCACCTGCGGCACACCTACCCCTCCCCGTTATCCAGCAGCACATCAATCAGCTTCTGCTCACCCAAGCGCATCGCACCTAGGCATTGCAGATCGTCGCACTTAGGACCGAGACCGAACACAGTCACCTCTCCCTTAGCGCCGATCAGCGTCAAGGCACCTACAGTGCACTCGGGATGTTCACCGGCATCCAGGTCATCGGCGATCTTGCGCAGTGTCTTCGCGGCGTCGCGCCAGTCTTCCCGCTTGAACTCCAGAACCTTGACGGTCATTCGGTCACCATCTGATGGGTTTGTGCATGGGCATGGCCGTGGATCAGGCCACCGATCAGACCCTGGGGCAATCCGGCAGCCTTGGCGGCGTCCACGGCATCAGCAATAGCCTTGTCGAGAGCGCTTACCGCTGCGTTGATGTCCGGGCTCATAGGCAGAGCGTGGCGCAGGCGAGTCACGTTGCTCATGTGTTGTGCCCTTCCAGCGGCTGAGCAAAGGCGAACGTCACGCCGTCATCCGGATAGTAGGTCGAATAGGTGGTGTTCTGAAGGATCACGCCGTCAACCAGCACCTCGGCGGCTGCGTCACCATACTTGGCGATCAGCGCTGCCTTCAGGTCATCCACAGACAAGGTGAGCTGGATGTCATTGAAGTGAATCAGCTGCTTCTTGATGCTCATGGCGAAACCTCGTACTGGAATGCCCGATCCGCAGGCATGGCCGTTACGAACCGGCACCGATGGGCGTCGAACTCTTCACGTGTTGCAATGGTGCGCTCATACCGGGAGTTGGTCTTGCCAGTGAATCGCTCTCGATGAACGACCACGCCCTTACGCAGGAACTCGACCTCGGCCGACCCCAGTAGCTTGTTTACGATTAGTTTCATGTGACCTGTCTCGCGCCACGATTTGGCGCATTCAAAAACGTGGCGCGGCTTACTTGCTCCGGCGCTCGATACCACCAGGTGCCTTGTCACAGTGCAGGCAGTGCTCGCAATTCAGCGTCCGGCACAGCCAGGCTTTAACTGGCTGCCAGTACGTGACCATGAAGATGTGGCGGGCGCCAGCGAGGGCCATGGACACATGCAGCGTTAGGCCGGCAGTGGTCGGGCCGAAGAAGATGTTCTGGCTGCGCGCCATAACGACGAAACCGCTGATAGCGATGGCCGAGTAGATCAGCTTGCCAAGGATACCGTCCCTCACCTTCCCACTCAGTACGCACCAGGTCGCCCAGGCCGCGATAAGGCCGCAGGCGATGGAGTTGATCAGTTCAAGATTCATGGTGGATTGCCTCCCCCGAACCGCTGGCGGATAAGCGCCCAGAGGTCAGCGGCTTTGATGGCTCGGTTGATTGCTGCAAGGAGCGAACCGCCGAACGTGCCCAGGAGAAAGCCAATGCCGGCGACGATCTTCGGCTCAGTGACATTCAGGTAAGTGCTCACCATGCTCGTCAAATACAGTGAGCAGGCCACACCGGTGATCAAGAACACCATCCAAGCTCGCCAGTCGGACAAGTCATCCTTGTGCCACCAGCTCGCAACAACGGCCCCAATCAGGCCCGCAATCAACAATTCGAACCTGTCGATCTTGTCGAGCAGGCGCTGTAAATACTCCATGCGCTCGACTCCGTGGGGCATGATGAATAAAAAAGCCCGCTCAGTGGCGGGCATATGGCTCCGTGCTATCGTCATTGCCCCTACAGCAAAACGATGGACGGAACCATGGCAAGTTTTATCGTTACTTTTGAGTTTAAGTCTGACGACACCCGAAAATCTCGCTACGACTCGTTCGTGAAGAAGATCGGAGAACTTACCCAGCATAAAAACTGGGACGAAACAACGTCGTTTTACTGCTTCAAGCTGGATACGACTGCAGACGCTCTTTGTTCGGAACTCTATGTCGGCAGCGACTTCAACTCGACGAAAGACATCATGGTGGTGATCGACATCACTAACAGCGAGAAAGCAACCAAAGGCCCGCTTGAATGGCCTACTTTGCTCGACTCGTACCTTGGGTTCTGATCGCTTAGGCTTTTTTGGCTGCAAGCGGCTCAAGGTCAGACACTCGCGCCTCGTATCGCGCGAGTGTTTCCTGATTCAGTCGCAGGGCATCAGCAAGCTGTCTCGCTCGGTCGAGAGCATCAGCATGAAGTTTTTGAACCTCTGCCAGCTTGGCCTCCTGGGCGATTACAGACTCTACGGCCTGGCGGTATTGGCTTTTCATACGCGATTCCCGAATTTGCAGAGTTGAATCAGCCCCAGCAGCACCCCCGGCTCGGAGCTATGGGTGTGTGGGGCCGAAAACGAAGTGACCTCACTTATGCGAGGCATTGAATAGATCTATGCAATTAAATACATTGGGTCATCAAGAGGCCTGGCCCACCTCTCGTTTATGGGCACTCATTCAGCACTTGGGGCCATGATGGGTCTATCGCGCACATCAATCGATGAAAAATCACCAACCATAGGAGTGTCCATGTACAACTATGCAATACGCGTTGAACAAGATGGCAGCATTCCAGGACTGACAGTATCCTGCCGCGACCTGCCGGAGCTAAATAGCTACGGCCGCGACAAAGAACACTCAATCAGCGAAACCCTAGACGCGATTGATAGCGCTTTGTCGATCTATGTCGATCAGCGTCGAGTTATTCCAGAGGCATCGGATCCAAAGGCTGGCGAGCACATAATTTACTTGCCGGCGACGACGGTCGCCAAGATTGCCTTGTGGAACTCACTAATGGAGAGGCGCATGCGTAGGGTTGACCTATGCGAGCTGCTCGGGATTCACAAAGCCCAAGCGTATCGCCTTGTCGATTTCCTCCACAATTCGAGACCGAAGCAGCTGGAGACGGCCTTGGCCGCTTTCGGTAAGCGCGTGGAAGTGGTCGTTCACGCGGCCTGATCAATCATCCCCGGCGGCACTCCCAGCTCGGGGCAAAGGGTGTGGCGGGGCCGAAAACGAAAAGGCCTCGATCAATGCCGAGGCCTCAATAGGCCCTCAATGAGAACCTTTGAATTGGTTGCGAGGGATGGATTCGAACCATCGACCTTCGGGATATGAGCCCGACGAGCTGACCGCTGCTCTACCACGCAAAAATCAGGGGGACGACTACAGGTTCTTTTTGTGGATGCGCCA